GGTGCGACCACATACTTTTCAGTACCGACCAAAATCTGGTCACCAACTGAAGTAGACCGTAGACCATAACCGTCAGAGATATCACCCATGACAGTCACATCATCGTTACCGTCTGCTGGCATCTTCAGTGACCAACTGTCCATGATGTTCTGTGTCCACCGATATGCATACTCAAGTTTCTCAATGAGTGTCATACCCTCTTTGGTTTTTACGAAAGCGACTGTGGATGGTGTATCCTCAAACGCCGTGTGAATGACTGCAACAGTCTGACTAGCATTGTTTTCCATTATATAATCTCCTCATTCCATACTAGGTTTGCATACTTATCTTGAAGACGATACGCTTCCTTCTCCCAAGGAAGGTTGTAGTAATCAGTTTTCTCTGCATTGAAAGTCTTACCCTTCCAACGAGCAGCACCATTACCACTCCAATCGTCCATCTCTTTTTTGGCATACTGTTTGACATGAATCATCTCATGACAAATTGTAGTAACCAATTCTTTGATTCCAAGTTTGCGGTCAACTTCGATGGTGAACTCTCTATTGTTGTCTTCCATCATACAGTAACCAACCGCATTCTCGTCATTCAAATTCTTCAACTCAACAGTGATGTCGAGTGTGCGATAGCGAGGTAACAACTGACCAATCATGAAATCCACCACCTTCTCAGCGATGTCTCTCTGGGTCTTGTTCCCACCTTTTGCGATAACGTAATTCATAAAATCTCTCTTTCTCATCATTACCTTTACAGTATAAGGTGTTTTAATAACAATGTCAAGGGGAAAAATGAACTAAATAAGCGTAATAAAATCAAGGGTTTATAACGAAAGAAGGGGGTGACATCTGGTCACCCCCAAAGACTTTAGCGAATCACTTGCGAATCAGAACTCCTTTAAGTGAGAGAGAGAGGAGTCGAGTTCCGTTTCATAACAACCTCATTACCAAGTCTTTATTCATAGTACTCTAAAAGTTCTTAAATGTCAAGGAGTTATGGACGAACAAAATCGTCATTCCATCCAAATGCTTCCTTGACTACTGCTGCAGAAAGACCTTTGTACACTTGGTGCATCTTCTTATCTTTCGCATTGCATACCACTTCTGCTTCTCCAGCAGAAAGACCTTCCAACATCTGAACGAACATTTGTTCCTTCTTCCATTGTGGGGTTTGGTTATCTGCACCTTTAATGTAATGATACATCTTTCTCACTTCCTGTGCGAGAAGAGTATGTTCAGTACCATCTGGTGCATCGTTCTTTTCGTAGGGAACATCACCATCTGGAATTACCCAAACGATGTTAGGGTCAAATGATGACTTAATCATCATCCTCAAAGCATCACTATCATTTTCCCTAAGAATAGAAATCTTCTTTTCTTTAGTTTTTGCATTATGAACTTTTTTCAACACCTCATGCATGAGAGGGGTATATGTATTCACTGCCATGTTAAAAGTCTCCAATATTTTCAGTTAATGTTTTCAACCGTTTCTTTATGAAGTAGTTCAACAGACCACTTCTATCATTTACGGTACTATTTAGATATGCACCTACACAAGACTTTTTGATGTCATCTGGTGCGTATGACAAGTCGATAAGTGTTCTGTTCCGCTGATAGTTTCGCATCATATCCTCAGTACAGAAGTCTTCTGGCTCTAACTCAATCCACGTTGCGAGTTTCTTCTTTGAAATCGGACGTTGACGAATCTCTTCCACGAAAGTGTTATCAGGCGACAGGAAGTTTGGTACTCCATCACTTCGGTCACCCTTCAAAATATGTTCCTTGATGTATACGTCTGGGTCAATACCGTTCACGAACTTCTTGAGTGTCGGGCTGTATTGTGTGACGAACTTGTGTTTCTGTAATTGAATAAAGTCCTTGTCACCAGACAGGATTAATACCTTTTCATAGTGTGATGGTTCTTCTGCAACATACTCGACCACAGATGCAATGATGTCATCTGCTTCTGCATTCTTTACCTCAAGCACTTTGTAAGGAAAGTTTTCTTGTAATTCATTTTTAATCATGTGTAGTGTGTCAAAGATTTCAGTCCAATCCAGTTTGGATGCCTTTCTGTCTTTACGTCTACCATGTTTGTAATTGGGAAAGTATTCTCTTCTCCAATTTGTTTTGTTATCATAACATAACACCAGTTCTCCGAATTCCTCACTGAACTGCTTTCTATAATTCCTCAACGAATTGAGAACCATGTGTCGAACCAAGTCTGGGTCAACTGCATTCTTTGACCCAATCTGAACCATGAGGTTCGATAATGTCACTTGATTCATATCTACCAATATCATTTTCTTCACCTACGCTTTGTCTGGGGGGTCATCCGTGAAGTCTTCTGATAATTCTCTTATCAGTTCCATATCCATATTCACATGGTGTTTCTTCTCCTCTTCATCGTAAGTCACATTTGATATTAGTTCAATCAAATTCTGAAAAGGATGGGTAAACCCTCTATCTCTATAAATTGTTGCCTTTAGTGCCTCCGACAGAAATGCGATATCTTGTATAAAATTACCATCAGTAATTTCTACATCATTTTCATCCATGTTATGTATCATCGAAACCATAATACCATCTGTCAATTCGTCAGCGAACTGCAACTCCTTGTTTAGTTTCATTGCGTCAAAGTTAGTAACCTTTGGTGCTACTCCGACATACTTTCGTGGAAACTGCACGATGTTAGTCTGTGTCTCCTCATCCGTCATTATCCACCTTTCCAGCGGGCACAATAGTCACCCACTTCACTTTCTTTTCTTGGTACTCACCATAGTAGTTATCACACCAATCACCATTTCGTAAATACGTTTCGCAGTGACGAATGTATGCTTTGGTTGATGCCTCTTCAGCGATTGCACCTTTCACCTTGTTACGGATTGCACTTCGCAATCCAGGCAACATACCCTTTTGTGTTTTGATGTACTTTGTAACATTCACTCTTGAGAATGGATGTTCATCTGGTAATGCAAGAACACTTGGGTGTATATTAGAATACTTAGGTGGGTTTTCACGCAACCTTTTTTCCCTTGCAAGACGCAACCGTTCTGCTGCTGCCTCTTTTTGTTCTGGGGTCATCTTGCGTCTAGGCATTTTAGTAACCTCTCTCTAACTTTTGTTTTGCCTGTTTCTTTAACCAACGTCTACGACCAGCGGCACGTTGTTTTCGTTCCTTCTCACCCTTTGACATGAAAGATTCACGAGCTCTTAACTCTTGAAAGAATCCTTCACGCATCAGTTTCTTTTTGAGAGCACGAATTGCACCGTTGACATCTCCGTTTCTTACTTTTATGTACATACTATCCCTCTATTGAATTAACAATAGTATCTAGTTCTTTCTGGTCATCACTTTCCTTTTCCTTGACCTTATCATCAAGTTCTTTGAAAGCGTTCAGAGCAGAAATCTTAGACAACAATTGTTTCTCTCTTTTAAGACGGTTCATCAAAATCTTAGTTGCCTCTGCACTTGAATACTCAAGTAACACATACATACGATACTCTGTACCGTTGACTACAACTTCAGATTCCTTCACCCTGTAACCAGCGACATCTACATCTGCAATCAGATTTGAAGTCACTGTCTCAATCTCATTCAAGACTGAACTGTTTGCATCTGTGCCAATCTTTGACATAAACGACTTTGTTTGAGAACGTAGTTCACCGTTGATACGGTCAGCGAGTGTTCTCTTTGCAAGTAGGATTGCAATATCATTAGACAACTGTAGGTCTGGTGATACAGCAGTACCAACTGCGTAAATCGCTTCTTCATCCTCTGGTATTTTAGTATACCATTCAGGCATCTTCTTCACCTGTTGATTTGCAAGTTTCGCTTTGTATTCGTAAACTTCCTTATCAACTCCTGTGTGCGGTGGTGGACTATCCATCACTGCAACCTTGTTACTAGAACAGGCAGCAAGTAAAGACGCCATTGCACCAATCATAATCACATTTTTCATTACTTCATCCCTTCTAAAGTTTCAACTACTTCGTCACGAACACCACTATCTATAAACCAATCAGTGGTGATTGTTGTAATCTCTGGATAATAGGTGACGAGCATAATACCCACAACAATACCGAATATGAATTTAAACATTACATACCCCCTAACAATAATGACAGTACATTACTAAGAGTTAGTTTCCCACTGTCATAGTTTCCATAATAGTAGTATGTTGGGTCTGGACTATAAGACTGTCTGATAGGTTTGAACTTATCAGCAAGTCCAACAGGACGAACCTCAACGACCTCACTACTCACAACGACTTCCTTATGTTCCTGTTCTACTACATCTCTCTTGATGCATGACAGGTCAGTATTGGAAGACAACTTAACAGGCGACACCTCTCGTATCACCTGTTCTTTTGCTTTCTTCTCAGCAAACTCACACGCCTGTGTTTCACTCATATCAGGCCCAAATACATAATCACCTTGTGCTGGGTATGTTTTATCTTTGATGACAACCCACATTGAAATAACACACTTTCGTGTATCATCCACATATGGGAATACTTCTTTCTTGAATTCTTTTGTGTTCTGGATTGTATAAACGTATGAAGAGTTTATGAGGTGTTCATAATTACATGGTGTCGTAGCGGGCGCCCATGTAGGACAACTACTCAACAATAATAACGATGTCAAACCAATATACTTTTTCATAATCTCCAACATAATAAAGTGAGAGTCGAAAACTTGCATCCCCAGACCATAATATTTGGAACTTTCACTCTGGGCCAACCAACCTTAATTCCGACTCTCAAACCTATTCTATAAAATTACACCTCATTTGTCAAGTCTTTTATTGGAATTAATTCTACCTCACCCTTATCGTTCTTCTTGGTTTTGATGTAACCATCCTTCTCCAAACGTGTGAGCATTGAATCTACCAATACCTCAACCTTGTCGTTTCTACCAAGGTATTGACCAAAGTAGAAAGCGAACATTGTTACAATCATGGTGATTGTTACTGCGGTAGTAATTGTTATCATAACATCTATCCTTCTGATTTACTATTTATGTGGTTCTCAAAGATTGCGTCTGCAATCTCTTTTGCCTCAAAATCATGACCACCGATATGCCACTCATACTCTTCAGTAGGAATGTAACCAGTTTTCCAGTTGTAGATAGTAAATGGTTTGTAGAAATAATCATCGTCATCATCATCTTTGGTGACAACCTTTGATTCGATAATCCACTCTGCATTGACCTTTTCATATGGGTCAGCTTCTGTGTATGTTGGTTTACCGAAAATCTCTACCAACTGGTCATAAGTTGTTTTGATAACACCTTGATAGCAAGTACCATTTACACTTGCAAGTTCATCGTTCTCAAATCCAAGAACCTTCAAATCCATTGTTTCCATAATATTCTCCTCACTTTCTATATTCATTATACTTGTTTTGACAACAGATGTCAAGGGGTTTTTGACCACTCAAAATCTTTGTCATCCTTTAGATGCACCCAGCGACCATCAAATCCACCCTTTTCTGTTTTGTTCTCAGAACGTAAGTGCATCGCTGGTTGACCTTGAAAGGTTGAAACACCTTCAATCATCCATGTTGAACCATGTTGATTGATTCGGTTTTTACCATGTCGAGTCTTCCCTTTAAGAATAACCCACTTACCAACATCTCTGTGTGTTATTACTGCCATTCTACATCCAACGCCATCATCTTCTTAGCGCTCCACCAACCAGTGTCACCGTTTGCTTTCTTAGTAATGAACTTGATGTCTGGTTCAGCACCAAAACCAAGGTGTTTGTCAATGACCTTCTCACCTTCGATTACCTCTGCATCCCAAACTGCGTTCATGAATTCTTTAACCTCTTGGGTTACCATACCTTGACTCCGTTCTCCATTGCGGTCATCTGTTCTGCGACTTCTGCTTCAAAGTCTGCAACCATGTCTTCCTTGCGGTTGATACGATTCTCAATCGCATTCATCATCATCCGCTTCTCATCAGACGCACCCTCTCGCATTGCGATAAGTACATTCTTCAAAAACTCAATCTCGTCTAAAACGTCAACCATTATTCAGCTCCCATAAATGTTGCCATACCCACTGCTTCTTCCCAAAGTTTCCAAGCACCCTCATAGTGGTCAAAACCTTCTTCGTCTGCAAAGTCCATTGTGCTGCTGTGGAAGACGTTATGACACAGACCATGTGTCGCAATCACATATGCGATATGTTTCGCAGTAGTACCCCAACCCACAACAGTAGGAAGTTCGTCAGCACCACACTTTCCGAACATCTTAATACCACCTTTTTCAGCAGTGATAAAATCAATTTTTGCCATTTGTGAACTCCTTTTCTCTCAATTACATATACACTATACGATGTTTTGAGAACAAAGTCAAGAGGTTTTTTAAATGGTTGATTTTACTAGGTTTTTTTAGGGGGGGAAATGAGAAAAACCCACGAATCGAGCGAATCACTTGCGAATCGTGGGTTTCCTTAGAGTTATTGGGCGGGGATTAGACCTTGTTCTGACAGCACACCATCTGTACCAATCATACGGTCACTCATGAATAAATCGACATATTCTTCGATACCAGGCACAACACCAATGTGTTGTTTCTTGACATAGAAGTACAGAGGGCTTGATACTGCATATGAACCATCTGCGATTGTATCAAAGGTAGGTTCTACACCATCAATCAATGCACCTTGAACCTTGTCTGAGTTTTGGTCAAGGAATGAGAAACCAAAGACACCGA